CAATACCGCAGACTTTTTAGATTTGCCTGGTGTTCGTTTAGGTTTGTTATAACCTGCAAATTTTTCACCTCTATATGTTATCATGCTTTATCTCCACACATCTAAAATTAACAATTAATTGTTCTTTAATAAAGTCTTTTTTATCTATGTTCTTTAGTATAACGGTTGATTTTTCATATCCTGCAACCCCACAATCGTACATATCTAAGAACTCCCCTGATTTGATTTCAGGCATACATACTTGGTGTAGGGTGGAGCATATATATATAATTAAAGCAAATTTCATTTTTTAAATTTATCCAAAACATTAATTCCAAAGCTACCTGATATGATGGCTAGTAATGAATACCAAAACAAATCATTAGCTGATTTTAATAATTCCCAACCTGCTGCCATAAAAGGTTGAGTGTAAGGCACAAAGTGTGCAACTAGAATTAATGTATAGACAATCGTAATCCATTCATCTTTCCAAGATTTTTCGGAACTAACTACTTGTTGAACAGATACATCTTTGCTTGCTTCTATTTCTTTTGCTCTGATAATTTTATCTTTTTCTAATTTATGTTCAATTGCACCAATCGTTTTAGATATAATTAAATTAGTAATAGGGTTCTTAATAAGTGGTAATATGAAATTTAACATGATTATGTTGTCCTTACTCTGTTGGCTAGGGTCTTGCAACGATCTGGAGTTTGTTGATGCCACCTGGAATCAATCATCTCATCAGCTGCATTAACCCAATTCTTTTCTTGTAATGCTTGAATAAACTTTTTAAATTTATGAACCGTTCCTATACCTAACTGAAAAATCATTTCTATGAGAACACCTTTGATTTGATCAGGAACATCTAATTTGTATTCACTACAAAACGATTCCATTTGTTTTTTGGCATTATCAAAGTCTTGCTCAAATACTTCTTCTAGTATTTCTTTGTCATATTCTACACCTTCTTCAAAGGTATCGTTAGGTGTAATCAAATGTCCATAACCAATGGTTTTTTTACCAAGAGAATCTGCATAGATACTATTGCGAAACCCCTCATGGATTTTAATACTAACCTTTATGGAATCAATATTCATTTTTTCTTTCTTTTGTTACAAACGTAAAGCTCTCTCCATATTTTGTTTTCCAGTCTGCTGACAATGGTAAGAATTTTCCGTAACAAGAATCTATAGAATCTTTCACACATTTGCATCCCCCTAATAAAAAGCATTTGATGTTTGGTGAGTACCAGTAGCACTTCATATATTATTTTTTATTATTAATGTAATTATAAACTCTACCAAAAGATTGATTGATTTGAAACAACTCTCCTTTGATCATAGAACTATCTTCTTTTAATTCTACTACACTTACAAGTACCCATGTAGATAAACCCATTAGAATCGTACCTAAGACTCCTATAATCCACTTCATATCTATCTTCATATTGCTTTAGTGGGTATTTTAATGTTAGCCAATATTTTATCTTTGTTAGTACCTTCTTTAATGGTATAGCCAGAACCATTCTTATTGATATCAACTTCTTTTCTATTATTGAGAAGAACTTTATTGCTTTGTTCTTTTTTCTTTTCTTCATGGTTCTTGATGATTAAATCCTTTAATCGTTCCATAGTTACTCCCCATTATTTTTTTTCTCTTTTACACTATTAAACATATCTTTGTTAGGAGTATTATTGATTAAATCATATAATTCTTTTAAAGATATTGTTTTTCTTAATTTTTTTTTAGGTTTTTGTTTTTCCATCACTAATAAAATCTATAAAATACATTTCAATATTTAATTTTTTTTGTTTGGCAGTAGGACATCTATAGATTTCAGATTTATCTTTTTTACGAAATGTTTTGGTCTTTACGTCTATTAATCTTATCTCTCCGGTTTCTTTATGTACTGCAACTAAATCAAATAAAGATTGTGGGTCTATTGCTTTGGCAACTAAATAATTTTCTTTCATTAGTTGTATCATCGCAATATGTTCTGCAATAGTACCAATATTGGATTTAGTTATTTTGCTAGTAAAGTTACGATCAGATTTGCAACACCTGTTAGACTTATTCCTAATATAACCCATATAACCTTATAGATTAGATTCACTTTTTCGTCTATATGATGTAGGTGATTGTCTTTAATGGTGTCTATCTTGTGGTGGATGAGAGCCATCTCACCTTGTAGTTTAACTATCTCAATTTTATTCTCTTGAGAAGTGGAAAGTTTTTCTTCAGTCATAATATTACATTTTATTTCCTTGTTATTTTATTAATTTTAATCGTTTTTCAAAATTCTCTATACCATACATTTCATCAAATAATTTTCTTTTGTCTTTTGACAATTGATTAAGTTTTTGTCTAGCAAGTAAAGGAAATAATGTTGTATCATTTTGTAATGATTGTTTTGTTGTTTGTTTAGCTTTATTAATCAAATCTTTCATTACAAGTATTTTTTGATTAAAATTTAAATTTTGATATTGTGGAGTTTGAACTATTTTTGATATTCCATTTCCTATCAAAAAAGATAATTTATCTTTATAGGCTCTATCCAATTCAGGAATACCAGTAGATGTAAATATTTCTCTAGGTTGTATTTGCAATTTATCTATTTCAATTTCCGCAGGATTCTTTGGTGGTATTTGTCTTAATCCAGTTAATTGTGTAGCAAGAGGGTTTGGATTATAATAAGGTCTTGCTCTTGGATTACCTGCTGCATCAATATAAAAACTTGTCGGTGAACCTGAATAAGGTAAATCTCCACCGCCTAATCTTTTAGTAAATGCTCCTGTAAATGGACTTTCTCCTATATCTCTTGAGATAGACATTTCAGGATAAAATTGTCCAAGTGCATCAGTAACGGTTCTAAGTGGTGTTAGAAACCCTGCAAGTTTTTCACCAATTAATCTTTTTAATTTATTAACACCTTCAGTACCAGATTTGAAATCTGTATTAGTTAATAGATCAATCATATTATCTACTATGTATAATCCTGTTGTGCCTCTAACACCAAATAATACAGAAAGAATATCTTTAGTTGGGGGTATATCTCTTAATGTTCCATTATTATATTTATTAATTAAATCTCCAATAAATAAATAAGCTGCAAATGGGTTAAGAGGTCTAGTGTCATAAGTCTTATCACCTATTTTAAATTCATACCATTTATCACCTGCGTAGGATTGTTTTCTCAATGCCATAGCAGTAAGTAATAAACCTGAACCAACAACAGCAGCACTTAATCCTGATGTATCTCCTTTAGAAAGTTTTGTTCTTTGTTCTTTGCTTAAAAATCTTACAAATCCTACTGGTGAATATTCTAATTGAAATTTAATAGAGTTCATTAAGAATCTAGGAAAAGGAATTAAAGATGAAAAAACAATAGGAACTGAATTTACAGCTTGAATAAATTTATCAGGAATACTTCCTCTAGGAAAATCTTTTGCAAATGTTGTGTCTAATGCTTTATCTACTGCTGAAGCTATATCTACAGTTCTAAGTCCTTTTTGTTTTCCTTCTGCAAGGATTTGCTCTAATGTTTTTCCTTTATAATAAGATTTATTTGCATCAATTAATTCTCTTAATCTTGCATCAAATACAGCTCTACGAATAGCAAACTCTTGTGTTCTGTTAAATATATTTAAAAAATTTGCACCATCTTGAAGTTTATTTAAAATATTTCCTACAAGTCCTTTTCCTTTCATAACGGAATTAACATCTGAAGAATATCTTAAAAATAATCTGTTTTTTTCTGTTGGAAAATTTTCTAATGTTTTATTAATAGTATCTTTTAATTGAATATATTTTTTATAACCCAATTTATTAGTAGATAAACCTGGTACAGGAATTTGAGCAAATGTATTAGCAATACTTTCTAAATTTCTTAAAGGACTTGATAGATATTTTGGTAATTCTTTTGGATCTAAAAACCTACCAAATGTTTTTTGTAATATAGCATCAACAATAGATTGTAATGTATTGACTGACATTCTAATTACACCAGATTCAAAGTTACGAACTGCTGTTGCTAATTGAGTAACTAATGATGTTCTCCATAAATTATCAATCTTTTTTAAATTATTATAAATTGGTTTATCAGCAATATTAGATAATGATGTTTTAAAATCTGGGTCTAATTGTTCTTTTATTCTTCTTGCGAATTGAGAATATATATTCATTTCTTGAGCTGATTGTCTAAGACTAGGCAAAATAAATTGAACAATTTGTTCTGGAGTTGCTTTAGATTGATCTGCTATTGTTTTTATTATTTCAGGAAAATCATATTTTCCAGATGTTAATATATCTTGAACTTGTAATGATATAGGTATTTCTTTATTTCTGGTTATATTTTCTTTAACCATTATTTGCTCAACACTATCTGTAATAGTTTTAACTGTTTCTACAGGTAGTGCAGGTTTTCGTTGTATAGTTTCAGGTGTATCTATAGTAACTAATTCTTCTTTTATTTTTTTTGTACCAGTTTTAATTTCATCAAGTTTTGCAGATTGAGTAATGTTATCAGATGTTTTAAATGTATCTCCTATAATAACATCATTATTTTTTTTAATATTTTGAACTTCTTTATTTAAAGTTTCTGTTAAATTAGAAATAACTTCAACTTTATTTTCAGGACTCTTTTTTGCGTATTCAACAATGTTTGTAATTTCTTCACCTGTTTTTACACTTTTAATTGTTCCAGGTTTTTTAGGAACAGGAGTATATCCTCTAACAATACCTAATTCACTAATAAATAAATTATTAATATTTCTTGTAACTCTTTCACCTGCTCCACTTGCTCCGTCAGATTCAATTCCTTTATTAACATAATTTACTACATCACCGGCAATACCAGAAACAATCATTCCTAATGAAGTTCCTGTTCTCATGGCAGTATCTAAAACAACAGAAGTAGTATCAACTAAATAACCATTTACTTTTCCAAGTACGGTATTTTCATCACCAATAATGGTTTTTAATTTTTCTCTATTTTCTTTACTTAACCCAAGTTCATCTTGCCAAATAGATTGGAGTTGCTCTCCAGTTATTTTAAAAAATGGTTTTTCAAAAGGATCAACAATTTCTATTTTTTCAATATCTTCTTTTTTTTTACCTGCAATAATTTGACTTATAGATAAATCACCAAATGCTTCCTCAAGAGGAGTTTTTGGTTTTTTCTTTTTTTCCTCATCTTTAAATGGGTCAATAATGTTTTGATTATCCTTTGTTTCAAAAGGATCAACAATTTGAACTGCCATAATTACTCCTATTTATATTTATCAGGAAATTTATTTTTTAAAAAATCTATAATTTGTTGATTTGATGCTTTTGGATTTGCTTCTTTAACTTTTTTATAATCATCAGTTTCTTGAATATTTATTTTTTTTGTTTCTTTTGTTGGAACTTTAGATTCATAAGTTTGATTACCCATCATAGCTCCTATATCAAATGGATTATATGCTGCTTTAATTTTTGAATTATAAATATCTTGTTCTACAGGAGAAAGAGCATCATATGCTTTTTGAAATTCTTCTTTATTTTTTGCACCTTTAAGTTTGTTATAAACAATAAATGCTTCTCCACTTAAAGTAGGTTGTGTTGTAGATACAAGTGGTTCATAAACTCCAGGATTTGCTAATACTTGTTGTTTAGTTACAAATACATTTTGTCCTGTTTGTTTATTTTTTGCTCTAATTAATTGACCTTGAGGTGCAAGTAATTGTTTTATTTTAGCTTGTTTAATTAAAGCATCTTGAACCGATTCACCTCTCATGCCAGATGAAATTAATCCTATTCCTGAAATAACATCAGGAGATTGAACTATATCTTGCAATAGTCCACCACCATATTCACCACCAGTTCCTAGTAATCCTCTAGTTGCTTGTCCACCATCTTGTCCAGGCATACCGTAAGTATATCTTTTAATTAAATCATATATTGAAGCCATTATATTAGTCCTCTCTGTTTAAAGTAATCTTCATAAATACCAAACTTATTACTAGCTAATAAACCTGGTGGATTTATGATGTTGTTTATATTTGCTTTTGCTGAAGCATAACGATCCATAATATTACTTACAGGTCGTTCAGCATTAAAAAAACTTAATGAGGGTGTTTTTTCATATTCACCTGAAGCAATCATTCCTTGTAATTGTTGCAATCCCTCTAAGGAAAGATTAGCAATATTAGCAAATTCTTGTTGAGTACTTGGACTTTGTTCTAATGCTGATCTTGCTAAAGCTGTTACCGCCTGTGTAGCAAATGGTTCAATAATAGATTGTCCTGGATAAGATTCAATACCTGGCATACCACCACCATATACAGTTGGATCTGCAAAACCAAATCCTGAAGATGGATCATAAAATACCGCAGGATTAAAACCTAGTTTTTCATCTGCTGAAGTTGCAGCAAATGCAGCTGCATAAGGGTTACCCCCTGTCATAATATATGTTGTTACAGCATCTTCTATATCAATATCTGATACAACTTTTCCTGCTGCATCTACAACATCACCAACTACATCAGCAGCACCGCTAAGTATATCACCAGCACCGCCAATAACACTACCTACAGCATCTGTTATGGAACTTACTACTGAACCCATACTATAATACCAAAGCTATAATTAAAAGCACTAAGTAATACTTTAATGGCTTATTCTTTAATTTTGTTTCTAAATCAAAATAAAATTTATTTAATTGTTTCATTATAATAATCCAAATATTCCTTTTCCACCTAATAACAATTGACCTAAACCTAATCCAGCAGTTAGATAATCTGGATTTACGTCTTTTGTAGTTGTCTGAACTGGGAAACCTGTTGCAATAGGCGAAACTATTCCTGCATATTGTTGTAATGCTTGGAACGGTGCTAATTGTTCTGCTCTTTGTAATGCTTCTAATTGAGAACCTACTTGAGTTAATGTTGGTGTTCTTTGAGCTAATGCTTCTTGGTAACCTCTTTCTTGTCCGTAAGTTTGAAATGCATAAGGTAATGCTTTAGCCGCAACTTGAGCTGCTACTTGTTGTTGAGCAACAGGAGATGTAGGAGTTCTTCCTGCACCTGAGAATTGTTGAGCAACTGTTCCATAAACATCTTGTCCAAATTGTTGTAGCATAGGAGATAAGAATGGATTTAAATAAGCTCCAGATAAAGTAGCCATTTGTTGCTGTTGAGCAAGATTAGCCATTTGTTCAGCTTGTCCAATTCCAGTTAATGTTTGTTGAGTTGGTGCAACATAACCAGATCCTATAGATCCTAAATTATATATATTAGTTGCTTCTGTTAAAATCTGTCCTAATGCAGGAACTGCCGGAGCATAAGCACCTGATACGGTTTGCTGTGTAGTATCTCCTGAACTTGATAAAAATGACATTTGTGTTTTACTCCTCTTTTAAGTTTTTCTCTAAAACAACATGGGTTTTAAAGTAATTATGTTTATCAAGAATCTTTTGCCAACCAGGTCTTGCAATTAATTCCATGCAATCACATCCTTGATCTTTAGCAAAATTTTCAAGTTTTTCAATTAAATGTTGCCATCTTTGTCTATTTTTTCCAGTAACAATAGGCAGATGGAATACCTTTTTAATACTTCTGTTAATAATCTCTGATACCACTACACCATTCATTTTCTCTTGAATAGTGTTCTTTTTATCATCCCATAATAACCAAAGCTGTAATTTGCCTTGAACCATAAGGTTTTTAAAATGATCTGAATGATGATGACTATTGGAATATACTAAAGCATCATCTACATAAGGTTTGGCAAGTACCCAAACTTTGTTAATTTCTTCTTTAGGAATATAAACAATATCCATATTAGAAATCTATTTCTAATGTACTAATAAAACCTTTCATTGCGTTTGCTGTATTTGCTTGCATCCTTAAAATATCTCCAGCTTCTAAAACAAGAGTATGAGTAATCATATTTTGATATGTTTTAGATGAAAAAACACTATGAGATATTTCGTATTCTGTAGATGCAGAAGCATCATAGACAAATACTTCTAATTCAGGATTAGAACCTGCATGATTGGTAACTTGTATCGTTCTGACTAAAGAAGTGGTTTCAGCAGGACAAGTATAAATATCAATTTTGCTAGTTGTGGTTAAATCAAAAAATGCGTTCTTATAAGTATTAGCCATAGGGTAGATAAAGAAATACCCCACTCTATCATGTAAATAAAGCAGGGTATAGAATTAATTTGTTGTAATTATTTTTTCTTGTCAGAAAAGACATCTTCAAAGAAGTCTGTCCAAAACTTTTTTACTTTTTGATTGTATTCTACAAAATTATTTTTTACTGTTTTGTAATCTAATACATCAAAGTTTTTTAACCAGTTATCAAACATAGCTTAACCACTCCATTTCTTCGTTGTTATAAGGTATCATGCGTTGCCATATAATGTTGCACCGCAATAAAGTCAAGAGTAATTATGGCTTAACAGGAAAAGATATTGATTTAGCTTGTTCAGCAGTTTCAATATTATTCGTAATATCTCTTAGTGCCTGACGATAAATCATCCAAGCATTTCTCTCAGCTGCATTAAAACCAACATCCGGTAATTGAGTCCAATCCGAATCAGCAAGAGCTTTATTTCTTCTAACTCTTAAATCTTTCATAGCTACTTCTAGTGGACTAGGTTGTGATGCTAACCAAGCTGCTTCAGCATTTTGTCTATCAGTAATTTCTTGTGGTGTTAATGCCACAATTTTGCCATCTACTATTTTGTGTTGTATCATAATATCTCCGTTATATATTAGTTAATTCCATGAGCAAAGCGAAAATGTTTGGACGTTAGTTCAAACCAAACATCAATATCTTACCAGCATCTATATTTCCGCTATCCATACGAAAAATAATGTTCGTTAGTGGAGAAACTGTAT